ATACTTCTTTTGAAGGCTAGAGTAGTCTGGAGAAGGAACGGGAATATCAATGTCCCGGTAAAAACCACTAACCTGTAGCTTCCGAAGTTCATTCGGATAAGTTCGCGTTACATGAGTGTAGCGCGGGCAAGCGGCGAGATCTGTAGTGCCGTAGGCGACAACGAAATCCTCCGCAGGAACAAACACTGCTGCGGGGCGGTCATTAATTGTGTTGTAATACACTTTGCGGAAGGCGGAGCCAGCAAGCGGGAGGCGGAACAGAAGCTGTTCAGTCTCGGACCTGTAGTCGGTCATCTTCTCCGTGACAATGAAATTCATCTCTTCCTGAACGCGGTGAGCCTGCTTTAGGAGTTCTTCGTTCGACTTCCCGACAATCTTGGTCCGGACGGGGCCTTGAGAGGGGAAAACCTCCATAATAGTTTGAGCTTGGAACCGGATGACGGCTTCAGTAAGGACCGGATGATAAACACCACAGGCACCCGGCCAAGGCATTGTGCGCTCTTCGATCTTCAAACCAAGGAGATCCAGACCCTGAATATAGGCCTTTTCCCAGTCTTCGCGGGTGTTTAAATCGTCTTCGAAGCTTGAGATAAGATCGCCAGCGATTGCGTCGAGATCGGATTCATCCATGATCTCAGCGAGGTTCGCCGCATGCTCTTCGGGAGGCTGAAGCTCAGGCGAGGCACTACCAAAATCAACGGTGACGCCGCCATCCTCCATAGGAGTGATGTTCGGACCAAGATCCTCTAGGGGAAGCTCAACATTGATCGGAGGTGTTTCCGGAGAAATCGGGATATAGGGCTCAGCCATCTTTTTCTTTCTCAATTTGCTCTATTGTATCAGTAATAGGGTTCTTTGCGGAATTTCGGGGTCTCGATCATGTCATCTTCGTCGGTGGGAATGGCAAAGCCACCCTGCCTGAACCGCATGAGGGCCATTGTAACGGCGTCCACGAAGTCATCATGGTCTCCAGACGGAAATGCGGCGCATTCTTCCACCACATCAATCGCAAATTGCTCATCCGGAGCCCATACAACCCCAGATGCAAAGATGTCTGTGATGCTGTTTACACGAACGATCTTGTCTCCGGTAGCCCGAGTTGGGGTGAATTCCTGTACAGGAATGCCAGCATTGCGGAGTTCTGCAATCAGAGGTGCTCCAGATGCCTTCTTTTCGACAATAAACATGTCCGGTTGCCAATCTTTGTAGTACTGGACTGTTGTCGCTTTAAGTTCCGGGAATTCCAGTTTATCTTTCCAAGCATCAAGCAGAATGAGATTGGGAATAGGCTTGCCCACTGAATTTGGATGGTCAAAAACCCCGAAACACACACATGCGGAGTAGTCGGAGCGCTCTGTTTTGGAGAACGCGGTGTCCATCGCCACAATCACGGCACTACAACTTGGGGCTTTATCTGCCTCCCAGATGTTCCACCAATCTCTCTTGATCAGAGCGCCTTCCTCAGAGGTGGGATCTTGCTGGTATTGTGCCGCCCACTTGGAGATCGGGAGTTCGATTTTAAGCTTCTGAAGCTCGTCTATGGACCAGAATTCAGGCCACAGAGGCTCCCCAGAGGGCATGATTGCCGGGAGTTCGATAACCTCCCACTCGCTTGAGCCCTCTTTCTTGACTGAGGCATCAATAATCTGCCCTGTGAGGTCTCTTTTGGCCCATCTGGTCATAACAATGACGATGGCTCCACCCGGCTGTAGGCGCTGCCTAGGGCCGGAACTGTACCATTCAAACACCTTGTCATACACCGACACATCGAACTGGCCCATCATGGCTTCCTGTTCGGAGTGGGGGTCATCGATAATCAGCAGATCCGCACCTTTACCAGTCACGGCACCGCCAACACCGATAGCGAAGTACTCACCACCCTTGTTGGTGGACCACCTGCCTGCGGCCTTTGAGTCGGACTGGAGCCCAACGCCACCAAACATCTTCTGGTAGTCGTCGCTGCCTACGAGATTGCGGACCTTCCGACCGAATCCGACCGCAAGCTCTGCTGTGTGTGCCGTCTGGATGATTTTCTTGTTCGGGTATTTCCCAAGAAACCAAGCTGGCAGGAGGTATGAGGCAAACTCAGACTTGGTATGACGGGGTGGCATATTGATGATGAGTCGCTTAAGCTCACCTCTGGCCACTCGTTCAAAAGCTTCTGCCATGATTTTGTGGTGCCGCCCCGATATGAAACCGGGCCACATGAGCTTTACGAAGTCGAGGTAGTTGTCTTGAGCGGCTTCCCGTTGCTTTGCCTCATCCAACAAGCGAAGAAGCCGGAGGATTTCCGGCTTCTCGTTTTCGGGGATTTTTTCAATCAATTCGGCGTAATTCATCAGTAACTCTTGCCTTCAGCATAACGCACACGCCTTGCATGTCTGCCGTTTCCCTTGTTCGCGCCTTTATATGTACTCGTTTGGGAGTGGCAGTTTGGACAGATTAAGCAGACATTTTCCGGATTATTATTTGAGCTATCGCCATTTTTGTGCTCGACCTCAAGAACAATTGGCTTGTCATTCCAATTTGAGATGCCACAAACTTCACAGCAATAGCCCCTAATTAACTCAATTATACGCCTCAGAGATCGATTTGTACAAGAGAGCTTGCCGTCAAGCCACTTTTCGGCCCTCTGCTTCAGTTCATAGTCCTGCTGGCATTTTGCGCTGCAATACTTTCCGCGCGTGCTTTTCGCTTGATTTTTAGTTTGCCCACAATTTTGGCAAACAACATCTCTTCGACCAACCAATGTGGTTCTCCTGCCCAGAGTTGCACTGAATTATCCGGGTTACAAATCCGGCGCATCACTACCAATGCTTCAGGAGAGTATATCAGGAAAAGTAGAGCAGTCGAAATAACGCGACCGCTCTACCACTTAACTAAACGGGCCCTTTATAATCGAAGATATCATCGATTATCTTGATGTTGTCAAGATAGAGATGCTTTTTGCTCTCAAAGTGGTCCCTATGGTAGATAACGGTGCTGTGGTGGCGTCCGATTTTCTTACCAATCTCTGCAATCGTGACGTTTGGATTGTATCTTACCGCAGCCCACACATAATGAACGTAGGCCGGAAAGGTTTTAGTGCGGGGTCCTTCGCCTTCCAGTTCCCGTTTTGAAATCCCGTAGAGATCAGCGATAGCATCATGAAGCTTCTCGAACTCATCCGGCATCTTCTTTAGGGCTTCAATGCGCTTGTCAACAGTTTTCACCTTGTTAATTACAGGCACATAGATAGGCTTAGGCTTTTGTGCTGGCTTGGCAAACTTCCTCTGGACCCTCCTTATCTCCGCCATGTATCCAGTGTTGGCGTCTTCATACTTCGTGGTTTTTTCCCAGAAGAACTGCCCATCAAGAGCAGCGGCCATTTCTTCCTCAAGATTTCTTTTCACTGATCTTCCTCAAAGCATCGACAAGATGACCAACAGATCCTTGGAACCCATAAGTGCCGTAGTGGGTGCATTGACTCCAAGGGAACAACCAAACATCCCCACCAATCTCCCGCCACTTGTGGCAGAAATAGTAGTCTTCTGAAAGATATCTGTTATCGACAATTGCCGTTCGGAAATAGGCGTGCATCTCACGCTTTTCCCCGGAAAGCTGCACCCTCGAATCATCAGAGACGTAGTAGTTTTCGGGGAATTTTTCCTTCATCTTGGCAAAGACAGAGCGATGGATAAGCATCATTCCAGTGCCAGCCTCTGACACCTTGATGATCTTCCCCATCTTGGTTTCGGCGTTAAGGGGTGTGAAGACATACTCACCGACAAGCTTTTCGAGGGTTGCGGGGTCTTCAATCCCACTTTTCACGGCCTCGATAATGACTGGCCAGTTTACATGCTTCTTGGGATAAGGACCGCAGATCAGTTCCTTCTCAAAAGACATCATAGCCAATACATCTTCGGGGCGGAACTGGATATCGGCATCCACAAAGAGAAGATATTCAGCATCGCTCTTTGTGAGGTAGTCATAAACCAAGCCGTTGCGGGCGCGGTCGATCAGGCTCTCATTCATCATAAAACAATGATGAAGCTGCATTTCATTTGCAATCATCATCGACTGCAACTGCAAGACACTTGAGAAAAACAGGGTGTTACCCATCCCGCCATACATCGGGGTGGCGATCATCACCTTCTTCCCCCGAAGCTTTGAAATATCAACACGAAGTTCTGAACTAGACATCGTTTATCCTTGTTATTGATACACCAGTGCCGTACTGGCCGTTCCAAGTCATGGGCACCGGATGACCTTGGATCTTCCAGCCAGTCATCCCTTGAGCCTTTGTCATAGCTTCTTGGATGGTGCGGCCCCAGACATACCGGGTTTCGAGAACAACCGCGTTACCGCTTGATGGCGATATAGTCATAGGAATAGGCCTTATTCTTCTTCTGGATGAGGTTAATCACACCGTCTTCATACAAGCGCCAAGCAAAATTTGCAGCCCGGATCTTTTCCGGCTCACCACCGACAAGACCACCGTTGAGAAAATAACGGTTCCGGTCCATCATGAGCAAACCTTCATAATACAAGGCCTTTTCACCCTTCTTGGCATTGTTTGCCCAGTAAGCGAGACCCTGTTCATTGTCAACTTTATTCAATTCACCATCCTCTTCAGAGCTTTTTCAATGAGATCATTCCGGAACCCATTGGTCAGGAGTTCAAGAAATTCGAGTGCCGAAAGGTCGTTCTCGAATGGGTGCATATATATCCGGTCCCCTTCATTTGTCACAACTAAAATCATCGAAGAATCGACATTATCTGCGTCAAGCTGTCGCAGGATATCACTTTTGTCCAACTGTTCCCGAGATTTTTTTGGCATAGGCACTGTTCTTTCTCTTTGAATGAATCCCCGCATTATACAGGAGGGCAGCGCGGTAAATGTTGCCGCCAGCCTTCCTGTAAGCCTGCTTGAGGTAGATCATACCGTAAAGGATGCCAACAGCGCAATTGTTTAAACCAGAAGCTGAACCCTTGTATCCCA